TCTTCTTTGGATGTCATAGGCGTAGAGCGTGGAGACTCTCGAAAGGCAAGCTATTGGCGCGACTGCATCAAATATTTTGTAAAGCAAAAGATGATTCCCGAACTTCGCAGGGAAGTGGAGATTCTTGCCCAGGAAGTTTTTTCATCAACCCCGGCAATCGGAATCCTTGGTGTCTACTGGCAACAGGAAACGATCATGCGGATGAAAAATTTCACCATCCAGGATATTGCCACAATGGTTGAATCGATGGGTGGGACTCCGGAAGCACTCGAAGAAATCATCATGCTCATGCGTGACCCGGATATGGAAAGCGAAGCTTTGCCGGTAATGAAGAATGCATTTCCAGGAGTAAAGGATTCCGTTTTGAAAAAGGGACTAAGGGAGTTTCGAGAAACTGGAGAAACAAAACTTCCTGCACCGGTAGTTCATGAGAATCGCCCCAGGTTTGTTGCCCATCGTTTGAACGAAGATATTTTCCTGGACACAAATACAACCGACCTTGATCGTTGTCGGATTATCATGCGTAGGGAGTGGTTTTCTGAAACCGAACTTCGCGAAAAAATCGTCACCGAAGGGTTCGACCCTGATTTCGTTGAAGAGGTTTTGAGCAAAACCGAAAGTACAAGTGGGATCGGACATTACGACAACCACAAATCACGAATTAGAAATGCATCCATTTTGGGTCAATCCGGTGACGCTGAATATGATGACCTTTACGAAATATTCTATGCCTATACCAGGGTGTATGATGAAGACACAAATGTCCCGGCAATTTTCTGCACCGCATTTTCGAAACATGTAAGTGAGTCCTATGGCAAACATGTCATGCTCGAATATGGTCACAACCAAATGCCTTTTGTTCTCTTCACCAGGGAGAGACTAAGCCGGTCAATTTTTGATTCTAGAGGGATACCGGAATTGGTGATGACCAATCAATTCGTTTCCAAAATAAACGAAGACTTGCAGATCGATGCCTCACAAATTTCATGCATTCCACCTCTAATGGTCAATGCTCGAAGAGGCGGACTTAATACGATAGTCGCACCGGCAAGCCAATTGACCATTAGCAGACCGGACGACATTGGTTGGTTGAATCCTCCTCCGGTATCCCAAGGATCAATTGAGGTTCAAAGGTCATCCGAAGAATCTGCATACAAGTATTTCGGAATGATTGGAGATCCAAACGATATGATCATTATTCGACAAACCGCTATGAACCGGTGGCTCGATTCCTGGAGAGAAGCATTTTCCCAGGCATTGGCTTTGTGCCAACAATATTTGCCACCCGAATTTGTTTCGCGCCTGACCGGTGGCGCACCGGAAGAAATTCAAATTTCTCAAGACGACATTCAAGGAAAATATGATCTCATGGTAAGGTTCAATGTTGAGCAGATGTTTCCGGAGTTTATGGAAAAGAAACTTCAAGCAGTTACTCAATTGACCCAGTTCGACACTATGGGACAGATTGATCGAAATGCTCTTGTCAAGATTGCATCCGAGCAAATCGACCCGATGCTTGCCGATGAAATTGTGGTAGATCGAGAATCCGCATCACAAAAAGAAATCGAGGACGAACAATCTTCTTGGGTGAAGATTATGAACGAAATCGAGCCATTTCCGAAAGAAGGCGTGAACTTCGAATTAAGAATGCAGACCGCCCAACAAATCGTACAAACAAGTCAGCAACTTCAGCAAAAAATGCAGGAGTCTCCACTTGTTAAACAACTGTCCGAAAATCGGATGAAATACTTACAATTCGGAATTTCACAAAGAGAAAACGCGAACATTGGAAGGGTTGGCGTTAAACCAGTAATGCGAGGATATTAATTATGCCGAGAGGGAAAGGTACTTACGGAAAAAAAAGAGGTCGTCCACCAGTTAAGCGACGAGGCAGAACTTATTGATTTATGTACTACAAAAAAAGTAAAAAGAAAAAGGGTGGAAAGCGGAAGAAATGTTAAGGTTCTTCCGTAAGTTTTTACCCAAAGCAAAAATTGTCAAATACCCCGAACCGATGGCGATTGATAAGATCCGCCAAGTCTTCCTTGACCAAGGTGAAGAGTCTTTGATCTGGCAAGCTTTGGATTCAATCATTGATCGCAAACTCTTGGATTCTGTAAACATGTCAGCAGACCCAGGGAAAAGCCCAAATGAATTATTTCATTCCGGTGGACGCATTGATGCGTTGAGTGAATTGAAATACGAAATTGAAGAATTAAAATCATGGAAGAATGGGAAGATGCTCTCCAAACAGAGTTAGGAGACAAGGTCGCAGAATACCTTGATAAAGGTCTGACCCTTCGCCAAGTTTTCGGAGTCCTGGAAACACTCAAGGCAGAACTTCTTCCAAGCATAATGATTATAGAAGGGGATGACGATGAGGACTAAACCAAGGAGAGGTAAAAAATTTGTTAAGGTCGTAAAAAATAAAAAGACCGGAAGAACCAAAAAGGTTAGCTATGGGCAAGCCGGTAAAGCCAGGGATGGAAAAGCAAGGATTAGACCTGGCACAAGCAAGGCTGACAGTTATTGCGCTAGGTCTCTTGGTATAAAACGAAGACTTTCTAAAAAGAAGCAAAACGATCCAAATACGCCAAACAACTTGTCTCGAAAAAAGTGGAGATGCAAAGGCGCTAAATCGATGCGTTAAAATGAAAACCTTCTTATTTGCGTCCGACCTCCACGGAGACAAGCAAAACCCGGATGCCGTTGAAGCAATGCTGAAACATTGCGACGAACTCAAGCCCGATGTCCGAATCTTTGGGGGTGACCTTTTTGACTTTAGTCCATTGATGAGATCCGCTGATGCATCTGAAAAAAATGAATCGATGTCAGCAGATGTTGAAGCCGGTTTGGAGTTTCTTGAAAAGTTTCAACCTGATCATTTTCTACTAGGCAACCATGATGATCGGTTGTGGTTGACCGCAAAAAAAAGTTCTATGGGTATCGTCCGGGACACCGCAAAAATGGGCATCAGAGATATTACAAATCGATGCAGAAAAATAAATTGCAAGATGTACCCTTATGATGTCGAAAAAGGCGTTTTGCGGATGGGCAAGGTTACTTTTGTGCATGGTTATTATCATGGAATTACTGCGACCAAAAGACATGCCGAAACATTTAGCCAACCTGGTGGACTAGTAGTTCATGGACATATTCATTCGCTTCAAATGCATACCATTCCAAGAGCAGGGGGAGGCGCAGGAATTAGTGCCGGGTGCTTGGCAACTACAAGAATGGAATGGAACAAAGCAAAAGTAAATCGGTTGGCGCATGAGTGCGGTTGGGTTTATGGAGAATTTTCAAACAAAGGTTGGGTGGCTTATATGGCAAAAAAAGTGGAGGACACTTGGGTATGGAGATAGAATGGGCAAAAAACTTAGAGAATGTTCATAAGCAAGTGGCAAGGCTACCTGATGGAGATGGTTGGTTTACCGCAGAACAATTCATGCAAAAGACCAATACTGGCAGAGCAAAATCATACAAAATGATCAAGCAGATGCAGTTGGATGGAAAGATGGAACATTTCCAGGGGTCTGACTACAATCCTCAACTTGGTCACAATTGTAGGCGTGTTTGGTATCGGTTTATTAACACGGATTAGATTGGTTTTGTTAAGTTCATTTGACTTGGTGCTTTACCAAGAGAAATTTTGATCATCCGTCCGCGCCGGCATGCGCGAGTGTTCCAACGCCAAAGAATCAAAACTTATGACAGATGAATCAAATGAGGTCGCGCCTCTTGAAACCGCAGAAACAGATAATCAGTCCGACCTGCTGACATTTCAAGATATTGCAGAAGAAGCAGGGTTTGGACAGTTCTTTGAAAATCGCGAGGACGAAAGTCCTGATCAAGCTACAGTAACGGAAGCCGAAGAAGCTACGGAAGCCGAAGAAGCTACGGAAGAACCGGAAGTTGAGACAACCGAAGAACCGCAACCTATTGTGGATACGGATACGGAGGGAGTCAAAAAGCGGATTGGCAAATTGGTGGAGGCAAGGGAAAAAGCAAGGGAAGAAGCGGACGCACTTAAAGCGGAGATTGAAAAACTTCGTAGCGACAAACCGAAAATCCGTGCAATGACCGGTCTCGAAAAATTTGACGATGTTGCGAATATCAATGATCTTCAAAAGCGAGAAGAGGATGCAGAGCATCTAAGAGAGTGGCTTTTGCAAAACCCGGATGGTGGCGAATATGTCGATCAATCCGGGGAGGAGCATGAAGTGGATTACGAAAAGGCAAAAAACCTAATCGTGGAAACTGATAGAGACCTACGCAAAAACATTCCATTCGCTCGCCAAAGAATGATCGAAAGGCAAAGGCAAGACGCGACTGCACTTAACACATTCAAGTGGATGGGTAACAAAAGCACAGAGGAATATTACAAGCTCAATGAAATTTTGCAGAATAATGAATATTTGTCTGAATACGCTAAGAAAGATCCATACGCAATGGTCGTCCTGGGTTATGCGGTTGAAGGGTACAAGACAGTTCATCAGAAACAAGTTCAAAAACCTTCAGTCCAAAATTCAGCGCCTAAAGTGCCAGTTGCTCCGTCTAATGCAAAGCCGAAGGTAATCCAAAAGCCAAAAACGGAAAAAGCCGAACTACTCCAAAAAGCAAGATCAGGAAGATTCGATGATGCGGTTTCATATATTGAATCAATCTTATAAGTCTTAGGAGGACAAAAAAATGGCAGGAATAGTTGAAAGATCTCAAACTTTAAAAAGAGAAGATTTAAGCGATCTTCTTACAGTTG